GTCTGTAATCTTGCTCATTCTCTCACCCCTTTATGAGTCCCACTCATTCTGCATATCCAGCGGATCATAAACCGGCTGCTTCCTCGGATGCTTCTTTGTCGCAGTGATCGGATGATCCATCAGGAAGTACCGTGTAGCGTCGTAGCAGTTATGAGCGACAAAGCCGCCATTCACCACATAATTGTGAGTGTCTTCGACCTCCATATTAAAAACGTCCGCTTTTCCAGCGAACGTTATGGATGCGATCTTCACTTATTCCACCTTCGTTTCACAGCACAGTCTCTGCTGCAACACTTTGCCTTTGAGTATCTGTTTACTTGGAATGTCTTTCCGCAGTAAGCGCACACCCTGTCAACATCATCTGTCCTGTTATGCCTTCTGAATGCCGCCTTGCAGTTATTACTGCAAAACCTGTTCGATTCAGGAGAGTAATGACATCTGCTTTTGAATTCCTTTCCGCACTCTGTGCAGATATAGGTTATCGGTTCAGCCTTTTCCCATGATGCCTTTGCAAGCCTGCTGTGCATCTCACGGCCTTCTTTGCTCTTGTGCCATTCCTTGGCAAGCTCCTGCATATTCTTTATCTGCCGTTTCTGATGCTCTCGCTGTTTTTCCTCATGCTGATGGAAACTGCTGTGCATACTCGCAGGCATCAGGCAAAGATTCTCGATCTGATTGTTTGACCGATCCTCGTCAATGTGGTGAACGTGATACCCTTTCAGAATATCTCCATTGTGGTATTTCCATACCGCCACATGAAGCCGCTTCCCCTGATGCTGAAAATAGTTACCGCACAGATAGAACCGTTCTCCGTCAAACTCCTGAATTGTCGGACTGATTACTCTGACCTTCATACGTTACCTCCATCAGATCGTCTCCAGGCTTCAGCTCATCGAGCCTCTTCCACGTACCATCTGCCAGCATGAATCGGTGATTCGCTGTGGCGGTAACTTTCCGTCCGTCTTCAGTCTCTATCGTATACACAGGCACATTCGTCTGTGTTTTACGAACATCGTAACAGCGGTGCAAATCTCCGTCATGACTGACTACATAACGTATTGTATCAGAAAAATCCTTGATTTGCAACCATCCTTTGTCTGTTAATACCAATGTATCTCCGGTTACGCAGTGATCCTCTGCATCCGTATCGACATCCTCGGTTTTCTTCTCGTCATACGGCAGATTCGGAACCGTCCGTATCCAATCCGTGCAAGTGCTGAAGATATACATCATCGGCTTACCGTCCTGATCAAACCGGAGGCGCTCATGAACCTCCATCTTTCCGGCAATCCGTGTATTGTCCGCTTTTGAGAAGTACACACCCTTTTTCCTGCCCATGTATCCAGGCATCATCTGATCGGCAACAGAGAAACCTCTGCTCTTGTCAAAGATCGAAGGATCGGCAGAACGAGTGATCGTTATGTTCTCCTCGATCTCTTTCGTCTCTCTTTCAAGGATGCCATCAGCAATCTGCACAGGTGTAAGTTTCAGGCCGGTATCGGCCTTTCTCGGCACACAGCCGTACCATTCACGGTAAAGGTATGCCCTTCCGTATTCGTCCATTGCCCACCACTGACAGGCAAACGGATCGGAATAACCATAGTCAAAAGAAAAATACCGGGGCCAATTCCTCGGTATCGGAAACGGTTCAATCACATGAGTCCATGTGTCTCCGTTCTCCGGCTTCACCACGATTTCAGGGAATGCCTGTCCTTCAAAGGAATCCCAGTCTCCGTTGAGTAATGCTCTTCGCAAGGCTTCCGGTTTTTGCTCAAGTTCGAAGATGTAGTCTTCGGTGATGAACGGATTTTCAGTTGCCAGCGCTGGGATGTACTGTGTTCTGATTTTCTTGGACTTGTGCAAGGCTTCTGACCAGATCTCCTGTTCTCGGATCTCCATGTACGGTCCTGCATCGACAAACTCCTTTTTCACCCAGCCATGTCCTATGTTGCCAGGGTTACTTGCTGCCCTCACAATGGGAACAACATTAAGGCTCTTCTTCGCACGAAGTCTTGTCTTCAGAAAATCGTATATAACCTGTGTAAATGTGGTCAACTCATCGAAGTACATGAACTGCGCTTCAAGACCACTGTAGTCAAACCTGTCAGCCTCATTCTCACAATGACGAAACAGAATCTTGCTCCCATTCTTCAAAACGAACTCATGCCTTCCGGTATTATACTTCGCAAGCGAATCAGGATAAGATCCCATTGCCTCCTTGATGTCGGTATCTTCAAGCTCTCTGTATGTCCTTCGGAATATGACCGCTGTTGTCCCTGGCCACTTCAATGTCCTGAACAACGCATCCATCACAAGCGCCTTCGTCTTGCCGCCGCCTGCCGCCCCTCCATACAATATCTCATTCGCCTTACTCGCATGAAACATAGCCTGCTTCGGCGTAGGCTGATAATTGATCACTACATTCGCCATCTTCGCCCTCACTCTCTTTCAAAGAATGGCTCTGTGGGGCCAGCACGGAGGAGGGCTGCGCTCTGTGCCTGTCTTCCCTGGGAGGTCGAAAAGAAAGCATGACGGAAAGGAGGTGCAATCATGTACCCCCACAGAGCCAAGTTGTGATTTTTTTCAGCACTCCTGCTGGATTTTTTGATTTCTGTTTTGAGGGGTTGGTGTTGGGAATTGGGGAGGTGAAGCTATTTTCGCTACTGCGTCCCGGCGCTTGGAGTCACTGGCACGATTCATACCCCCGGTGGTCGGACCAGGTACCCCCTCCCCCAGGTCGATGGTCTGCCTCTGTTCCTGCTGGCCTTCCTGCTCGGCTCGGCTCTGTCCTTCTCTGCTCTGCTCTGCTCGGCCTGCTGCTGGCCTTGCCGGTCTGCTCTGTTGGGAGCCTGTGTTGATCGTCTGCCGGATGGTGGAGCCTTGCCCTATTTTTCCGGTTCTCTCTGACCGTCTGCTGATCTGCTCTGCTCTATGCAAATAACCTGTGGATTATTCACAAATCAGTGCATAAACAGTGCTGATCTGCATAATTGCTATTGGTAATTATTGGCAATAATGCTTGGAACCATTGATTTATAAGGCTTTGCAGTGATTTTGGAACTATTCGCTAATCCATTGTTTTACGAATAGTTGCCGTTATTCGTCATCGTCAGGACTTCCAATATCTGGCATTCCTTCGATCTTGACCGTCAGTGCCTTATCGTCACCCTGGAACACCGATGTGGTCTTTGCGAGATTGACAACATCGTTTGCGGCCTTGTTTGCCAGCCATCCTTCCTTGCTATCAATCTGCTTACTGATTCTCTGTACTGCTCTTGGTATGCAACGTTGTATCACTTGCCTGATCTCATCGTCCCATATGGCCTTTGCGTCAGGTCTGTGCCTCCATCGATGCATCATTTCCTGTGCAGCATGGCGCTCATCCTTTGTGGATTCAGGAGTAATGCCGAAAATCTGATGGAGTATATCCTCATGGTCTTCTCCTCTTGCCTCCATTCGGATGAATAGCTCTATCTTTGCATTCATTGGGGCCATTGGTCTGCCCATGATGTCCCTCCTTCCTCCCCGGTGGGGGTATCAGACTCGGTCATGTTTATGCTTCACATAGTCCTTCAGAGATATTTTGATAAATCGTCTGAAATTGTTATTTGCTTATGATCGGTTCTGTAATTTGTTTTGTTGTGGTTATTTGTTCTGTTTTATTTCCATGATTGGATGGTTTGTTATTGCTCTCATATTTGGGAAAAATAAAAAGCATCAGACGATTTATCTGATGCTCTGTTTGATTCGTTATTGGATTCGTTATTGGTTCCGTTATTGGATCAGTTATTGGATTTATTATTTGCTCTTTCCGTCTGGTTCTCTCATCATAGCCTATTCTATTGTCAATATCTTGCATTGTCAATACAAAAACCTTGCAGTTATGCACTATATGTGGGGAATGGATGGTTATGGGATGATTGCCCTGGAAAATTTTTTTGAAATTTTTTTTGAAAAAGTGCTTGACAAGGGTACTCACCCCATGTTATCCTGTGACCGAATCAAGGGTACTCACCCTAAACCAACCGACCATGACGAGGAGGATCATTCAATGCATATCACCTTCATGTATCAGAAGAGTCAGGCTTACACCGAAGTCGAGTGTGTAGCCAAGGAATTCAAGAAGAGCATCCGGTTCATGATGAGCAATGGACAGTACATCACGATCAAGAAGGATGACATCATCAGCATCGAACAGAGCGAGGACGATGAAATCCAGGATTCCATCTACGAAGTCGAAATCGTAGGAACAAACCTGTTCGTCATCAAGGATACTCACACCGGCGAATACTTCGATGGTTACGATTTCATGGGCAGTATTGATTGGAATCCTTCAAGGGTTTCCTGCAAATGGATGGGTTACGATGAAGCGTATCAGACTCTTGCTGATCTGAACGCTATGGAATGAGAGGAGGAACGAGCATGAAAAAGATCGAGGTTTACACAGAGGATGCGGAGCGCATCGAGAAGCTTTGCGAAGAGCATGATGTTTCAGAGTATGAGTTAATCCAAATCCTGCTTGATGCAGCGGAAGACGGAAACATCGACATCTACTGATCCTGGCAGATGGGAGCCGTACATCGGCTCTCATAGCCAGCACCAGAGGCTGGAGAAAGAGAGGAATAAACCATGAGAAAGCCTGAAGGATGCAAAACACCTACGAATGACAGAGAAACATATAAACTGACCGTCTCTGACATCAAGTACATGGAGAAGCAGATAATCAAAATCTGGAACATGATCTCTTATTACTCCAATATGCCGGAGAATAAGACCGGCGAATTGGAAACAGTAAACACCGAAAGACTGATGTTCCTGATTCGTCAGATCGAGGATGTCGAAACCGCACTGAATGATGTATCTTGTGTGGGATGAAAATGACTGATATACTCATCACAGGAGGGATGACAATGGGCAATCCAGCATATGACCGTGAAAACACTCGGAGAATTAACCTCAAGCTGAACAAGAAAACCGATGCAGACATCATCTCGGAGCTTGAGAGGCAGGAAAACATCCAGGCATACATCAAGCGGCTGATCCGTGAGGACATGAAAAAAGCTGGGAAATAAATCCCAGCGCTTTTTTTATCCGTTCAATGCATCGCATCCTGAACAATGACCATCTTTTATCCTTGCGTATCGCATCGGCGTAAAGCAGATACTGCACACCATGCAATCCATTTCTGAATTAAATACCCATTTCCCTTTAAGTTCTCTCTTTTGTTGCAATGCGTATCTCTTTAGCAAGTACAGTTTTATCATTCTTGCTGTTGCAAAATGAAGATATCTATCCGGGGAATTATCGTATGGATAATTCTTTTTCATGATACTGTTTTGCTCTTTTATAACCTCATCAAGATCAAGTTTCATTCCTCCCACCTCTTTGCCATTATTCGCCATTGGTAAACTGTTTGGACTCCATCACTATTTGAATAGATTTCCAGCACACCATTCTTCACAAGCGTATCAACGATTTGCTTGTATAGTTTTTCTTTTTTCTCTTGTCGCTATTAAAGAAATAGCTGAATATTCCGTAAGGCTTTACATCTTTTCCCATATCTACCACCTGTCGCACTTATCACAATCATAACAAAGCACTTTCGCAGCATTGTCGATGATTTCGCATAGATGCTTTATATGCTCTTCCTGCTCATTCGCCATTTGCAGCGCATCAGCCATCAATCCGGCCCTGTCGCAAGAGCAATTCGTTATTCTATACGGACAATCCTTGACAGTCTCATATGGGCATCCATTGCCGGAAGAACAGCATTCAAGACCTTTTTTTATTTCCTCACTGCTTTTCATTTCCACTCGCCATCGATATTTTTTCCACAACTCCGGCAAAACTTGTCTCCAGGATCGACAGCTTCTTTGCAATGTGGACACTCATATGGGAATTCATACTCCAGCTTGAAATCACCGTCACTAAATGGGCCGATTTTCCCTTCATGGCAGTATTTATGCTCATCGAAAAACTTGTTTATTCCTTCAGCATCAACAAGACCATTCGTGTAGTATCCGTCCAAATATGTCTTGCCAAGAAACAATGTCGCTCCGCAATCAATGCACTTCAGATACAATCTATTGTTTGCCATCAGTCAACCCTCGCTTTCCGCACAAAATGCCTCTTCCCATCTGGCCTGTTATGACTCATATCCCATGCCCTCTGACACTTCCAGGAACAAATAAACCGCCCTTCACCTGTTCTGAATGTCCAATCCTCTCTCGCAATGAATTCTTTGCCGCAGATCGGACACTTCTTTGCGTATTGATCGAAAGCATGAATACTCACTTCTTCACACCGCCCTTCCTGATCGGTTTGGAATGCCGGTTCTTCCACTGCCACTTCATGTCTCTTTCAAACCTTTCGACTGTGCAATACCTGTGACCGCAGACGGTACATTCACGGAGCCGTTCGACAGTATCACCGACTTCCTGTGTTGCATAGACTGTGGACATCATCTTTGCTTTGCATTCAGGGCATCTCATGTTGGCCTCCATCGCTCATGATTGCGATCCGTTCTTCCTGTTCTTCGACAATCTCTTCCAGCCGTTCAATGACGGCTTCAATCTTTCTCAAATAGTCAAGATGGATTGTTGCTCCTGCCTGATGGTTTTTCTCTGTCACATCAACGGTGAAACGTACAAAGGCGAAAACAGCCTGCCTTTGTTTTTTGTCATTGCAATCGATGTACATCACATATCAACCTCCCCTGTTGCTAAAAATCTTGCGATCTCTGAATTAAGGCTTGTTTTGTACTCCTCATCAACACCGGAATAATCTCTTTGAGCAAAATCCTGGGCAATAACTTTTTTCTGCTGATACTGTTTTGCAGGAGCTGGAGTCTGGGCCGTAGGGACATCATTCCATTTCTGCTGGTTCAGCCATGAAGCAGGATACGGAATAAACTGTCCTCCATTCTCTTTCCACTGTGCCGATTCTTTCCATGCTCTGATCGAAGTGATAATTTTCTGCATCAACTGCTCATCAGGATGGATCTTATCGAATGCCTTCTTTGCTGCCGGTTTCGATTCTTTGCGAGGATAGGCTTCCCAGAAGACATCGAAATCAATAGAATCGGTTTTTGCGCTCTCCTTTCGCCATGGCGAAGGATTAGGATTCGGATTAGGATTCGTATTCGGATTCGGATATGGATTCGGATTGGATTGGATTGGATTGGATTCAGGCCGCAACTTGCCGCCATTCGCCGCAACTCGCCGCAAGTTGCCGCAACTCGCCGCAAGTTGTTCCGCAGTAGGTTCAGGATACTTATGTTTTGATACCCTGACTCGCTGATGATCTGACCACTTCAGCACCTTCAGATATGGCCTGTCATCGACTTCATAAAGCCTTATGAGGCCAATATCTTCAAGCCTTCCAAGCGTTTCATTGATCGTGCTTGGTTTGATGCTTTTCAATGGGAATAACTTGGCTGTCAGCACCTTATCTCTTGCATCCATGCATCCGTAATCATCACAATTGACAAGAAGACGATAGAAGAAGACCTCATCAAACCATCCAAGCTCATCAATCTGTTCCGATACGCATATACTTTCTTTGATAATTCTGTTCGGCATCAGGACACCTTCTTTATCAATTTGTACATCATGTACTTCTTCGGTTCGCCAGCTTCATTCCGGTAATGAACCCACTGATGATCAAAGAGATATCCTCCACCTTCCAGGTCTTTGATCCGTGCAGAGAGCCGTAAACAATCGAGATGATAAACGGCCTCTTTCGCAGTGATTCTGCCGCCATGACTCTTGCAATAATCAATGATCTTTTTGCACTGACTCCGCTTGATCATTTATAAACCCCCTTCAGAAGCTCCAGAAGCACCTTTCCTGTGCTTCTACCATCGCAGTAGACAAATTCCACACCGTACCGTTCAGACATCGTATTTGCCGCCTTTTTGAGCGTTTCAGCGCTAAATCTGTATTTCGCTTTTCCGTACCGGTCCAGGGGAGATGTCCATTTGGACAAGTCTCCCTCTGGAGGCATCTCCTCGATCAGGACATAGAGCTTTATTCCGCACCGCTGCGCTCTCTCGCATTCATCACGGAACCGTTCATGCTCCTGAAAGAGGTTTGATGCCAGCTCCGGCACACCGTACTTGGTGTCTACGCTGATATCTCCCTTACCGGCAATCTGATAGTCTCCCACATTGAGGGCCTGCCGGATGATTTCAATGCCCTCTCTCCGGCAGTAATCCTCAATGTTCCGATGTTTACCCTTCTGCTGCCTGGTGTCAGCATAGAGGACAATCAGACCGGAAAGGGCAGATCGTCCGTGTTCACCATCTGCATACCGCTCCTCTGATCCATCATCGGAGCATTTGTAGGGTTTTCAGATGCTTCCTCCCTCTGTCTCGGAGCCATCACTTTAACCTTCCCCTGACGGACATCATCGACAATTTCAAACCGGACAGGCTTTGTGAATGGTTTGCCGTTGAATGAATCTTCCTGAACAGAGATACCGATCATAAGTCCTTTCAGTTTCGTCTCGTCTCCGTCCCAATGGAAACCATCATTGCTCCGCTCAAACCTCCAGATCATGTCATTGAACCGGCGAATGTCAGATTCTGGATACCTCGCATTCGTGTTGTCAGGGTTCGGAATGCGGATACGGATAACGCCTTTGTATTTGATCTCAAAATTGGAGCCTTTCTCTTTGTCGGCCTTGAACTTCGTCATGTACCAGCCTGCAAATTCGCCTTCCCAGATATCCAGGATCACCGCAAGCTGCTGATCCGGTTCTTTACCGATGATGGATGTATTCAGCACCTTTGCGACATAAGGGCCAGCAGGAAGAGTCTTCACTGCACCTTTGGATTCTTCGCTCTTCATTCCTTCGTACCTGATCATTTTCATTTTCCTTCTTTCTTTTGTTTCTTGTTATGCAACATTGTTGTCAAAAAAATTAACTGT